AGATACAGTATAGCACTAATGCCACGGCAGACGGGCAAGTCAACCTCAGCTGCTGGATATCTCTTATGGTACGCCATGTTTATACCAGATAGCACTATCCTAATCGCCGCACACAAATTTACAGGTTCACAGGAAATCATGCAACGTATCCGTTACGCTTATGAAAGCGTGCCAGACTTCATACGTGCTGGTGCTGTGAGTTACAACAAAGGCAGTATTGATTTTGATAATGGTAGTCGCATACTTTCAGCTACAACTACTGAAAACACAGGTCGAGGCTTGTCAATATCACTTCTATATGCAGATGAGTTTGCGTTTGTCAGACCTACCATTGGTCGTGAATTTTGGACTTCGATCAGCCCAACACTAGCCACTGGTGGTAAATGTATTATCACCAGTACACCCAACAGCGATGAAGATCAGTTTGCTACTTTATGGAAAGGTGCTAACAAACAGTTTGATGAATTTGGTAATCCTACAGAACTAGGCATCAATGGATTCAAAGCATTCCGTAGTTATTGGAATGAACATCCTGACAGAGATGAAGCGTGGGCTATACAGCAACGAGCACAGCTAGGCGATGAGCGTTTCCGCCGTGAGATGGATTGCGAGTTTATCATCTGGGACGAAACGCTGATAAATCCTAGTTTCTTGATTGAACTACAAGGCATGGACCCGTTAGAACGACAAGGGCAAGTGCGTTGGTACAAGAAGCCAGAACCTCAATATACCTATGTAGTGGCATTAGATCCTAGCCTAGGTACAGGTGGTGACCCTAGTGCTATACAGATATTTGAATTGCCTACATTTAAACAAGTAGGCGAATGGCAACACAACCGCACACCTATCCAGCAACAGGTAGGTATTTTAAGCGAAATCACCAAATATCTAGCAGAAATAGTACCAAATACTAATATCTACTATAGCGTAGAAAACAATACTATTGGTGAAGCGGCTCTGATCAGTATCAGCGAAATCGGAGAAGAAAATATTAAAGGTATATTCCTAACAGAACCCCGCCATATGGGTGGTGGACGCCGATACCGTAAAGGATTTAACACCACTAACAAGACTAAGATATCAGCCTGTGCTAAACTTAAAAACCTAATAGAAAGTCGTCGTATGATGATCAACAGTCGTCCACTTATATCTGAACTAAAAACATTTGTAGCACACGGTGCTAGTTATGCTGCTAAACCAGGTGAAAGTGATGATTTGGTAATGAGCTTGGTACTTACTGTGCGTATGGCACAGATGCTACAGAGTTTTGATAGCCAATTAGATCTCAAAATGAAGGACAGTTTAGAAGACGTAGTTGAGCCAATGCCATTCTACATAATGTAAGATAAATAAGTATATGAGAGAAATAGATAAGATCGCAGAAGGCCTATTTGAAAAAATCCGTGACCGATTTGAGGATGTCAGCTTAGGTGACGAAAACGCTAAAGCCACACAGGATCCTGAAAAAGCACGTTTTTTCAACTTTGACTATGTTGTAGATGGTGAAAATCATGGCAACATCACACTCAGTATCATTGATGAAACATCACTGAAAGTTTACTTTAGTAAGAATATCAGTGACGATCTAGATCAAGAACAAAAGAAAAAATGGTATGCTTTCTTAAAAGAATTACGTGAGTTTGCCAAACGCAATCTATTGAGTTTTGAACCTAGAGATATCACACGTGCAACACTTAAACACAGAGATATCCAACAACAAAGCAAAGCCGATAGCACTTTTGACAAAGATGAAGTTATTGGTGAAAGCAAGCTCTACGGTACTAGCAAATCAAGTTATGAAAAGTTTGGTCCTGTACGTATTATTGTGCGTCACACTAAACCTATCGTAGATGAAGAAAATCGTCGTGCGAGAACACATAACATCAATGCAGTATACGTTGAAAATTCAGAAGGTGAACGTTTCAAGATGCCTTTCAAGAGTTTGACAGCATCACGAGCGATGGCAAGACATATTTCAGCTGGTGGCACCCCACATGATGAGCTAGGTCAACATATTACAGAAATGGCAGTAGAAGCAATTAAACTTAAACCATTTTTAAATAATGTCAGACACAGGACATTTGAAGATGCTGAAACACAGTCAATGGTTGAGTCAGCCTTTGAATATCATGGTTTACTAAACAACACTCTCAAACGCATGAGTGGCAAGAAAGGTTACACTCGTTGCAAAGAACAATTTGTTGCTACATCAACCAGTTACATTCCAGAAGATGAAGCTAATTTAGATGAAATGAAAGAACGCTTTATCAAGCGTGTGTTTAATGAAAAAATGACAGACGCACTACCATTAGTGTACAAGGCTTATGATATGAAAAAGAATAATAAATTTACAGAACAATTTGAAAGCTGGGCTAACAATCTAGCAGAAGGGTCTTGGGCACTACCAAAAACACCTGATGATCAAGACCAGCTGATTGAGCTATTAAGCCAAGAACTACCAGTAGGAGTTGACGCACAAAACGCTACAAATGCCCTATACAATATTTTTGGTGATGATATACTATTTGACAAACTTCAAGAATTGGCAGACGTTGATCCTGAAGCAGATGCACGCGATACAGTAATGGACCGACTACAAGATCTTAATCCAACTATGTATCAAGCTATCTTAGATGAACTTGGCGATCCTGACAAACCAGCAGAACCAGGTGATTCTGAAGGTGGTGATCTAGACGAAGGCAAAGAATTTGGTGCATATACATACGAAAAACTAGCGATGGCACTACCAGATGGCATAACAGATGAGAACGAAGTTTTAAGACTAGGATATGAAGATCTCAAAGCAACACTAGGTAAAAAACAAGCAGACTATCTTTTTAAATACGATGAAGACTTTCCAAGCGATTTTGTCAGTGCTTATTTCTGGTTACAAAAGAATCCACAAGAAACGACAGAAGGCAATACTTATGGCTCAGGTGATGGCGGCATGGACGGTGTGGTATACGAAGAAGATGACGGTGGCTTTGAAGCGATCCAGTCAGCTATCATTCGGAGAATCATACATGGCAAACATCATGACTTATTAATGAAATTAGGCCCACAAGGTGTTATGGATGCGGCTCGTGAAATAGCAGATTTCGCTGCACCTGTTGAAGAAATTGGTAGCAGTGATGTCAGTGGTTGGGTTCGTATGATTGAACGCAACGCTGGCATTGAACAAGAACACAGTGACCTACACGAGGCATTTGAACAAGCATTAACCGAAGGCAGATTTAACCCTGGAGATAAAGTCAAATGTCCAGATGGAAAAATAGGCACAGTTACCGGAGATGGTGATGGGTATTACTTTATCAAAGGTGACGACGGTGAAACATATTCATACAGAATGCAAGAAGTCAAACCAGTTGACGAAGCTATTACCATGCCAGACAACCCTGATTATAGCAAATATGACAAACCAACATTCCAAAGAAACAATCCAAAAGAATTACCTAAAAAATCTGGTTGGACTGGAGTAAACACAGACGAACCAGCTTATAAGAGAAAAGATCAATACGAAAGAGAAAGAGAACAACTCAAAAGATTATCAGGCTTAAAATAATTCCCCGGGATGGGAAGGCAGCACCAAAGGCACTTTTATAGTGCCTTTTTTGTTGGCTGATAAGTACATGCATGAGAAACTTTTTTTATGATATCTATCTAAACCTTACAGCAGATCAAAAATCATCAGTTATAGTAGAAGTTAACAATACTTTGGTTGTTAACTTTATTTTACTATTTGAAAGAGATTACAGTATATCAGCTGCCGATCAATTGATATATCAACTACATAAACTAGGACAAGGTAAACGATTCTTATTTGTATTCGATGATGGCGTACTGTTAAGAATGACTAATGCTGTAGAAATAATTAAAAACATTATCAAAACATTTAATCTAAATAGTGACAGTTGTGCTGTGTTCTGCCGAGAACCGATAAACTTTCCCGGTGTAACTGTTATATATGAAGACAGCATAGAATTATGGGCTCGACAATTATATCCCTATATCAAAGGCTTTGACATCCCACAAGGACCTTTTAGCAAACGTTTTGCTGTTTGGTTTAATAGAGGCACGTTCTATAGGACCATGTTAGCAGAACATTTACAAACTAATCATGCCGATGACAGTTATATATCATATCAAGAATCTGGTATGCTGAGGCACCCAAGATTCGAGCAGTATTTTGAACATGAGATCGCCTGGGCCAGTGCCAATACACCTATAGTATATGATGAGATATTTCCAAATCGCAGTTATACCTATGAACAAATAGTAGGTGATCGTAAACCTTATAATGATTATTTTATGGAAATCATAGTAGAAACAGATTCATTGACCACAGGGTGGATAACAGAAAAGACCATAAAGAATCTTTATATCGGTAAACCATTCTTGGTAATGTCGGGTGCTAGAACTTTAGAAAAACTTAGATCATTTGGATTTAAAACATTTGGTTCTTGGATCGATGAAACCTACGATACTATCGATAACAATCATCTGAGATTGGAGGCGATCAAAAGAGAAATAGATAGACTAGCAGGTATCGATGTAAATCAGATGTACCAAGAGCTATTACCTATACTCGAACACAATAGACAAACCTATGGCAAATATATTACTAGCGGGCGATAGTTGGGGCATAGGGGTCTTTGCTGATCAAGGGCAAGGATATGGTCCCACGGGCCAAGGTATTGCATCTATATTAACCAGCCAAGGACATACTGTATATAATATCAGCAAAGCTGGTGGCAGTAATTGGCTGATGATAGATCGCCTTGAAGGTAATTGGAATAACACCAAGAGATGTTTATTTGGTGTTGACCCTAGAGATCGCATAGAATTTGATCTAGCTAAAATGGATCATATAATATTCCTACAGACTGATATATTCCGTGAACGTCACTATTATGACAAACAACACCCTGATGATGTTGATCATAGATATAAAATATTAGAACAAAAGTTTGTAGACAGTCTATTAGACTGCGAGTCTTTAGAGGCATATATTAACAGTTATTTTGCTAGATTTTATACCAGATTGGATAGATTTATTGGATATTATCACAAAAAAGTGCTGATGTTAGGCTGTTGGAGCCAACTACACCCTAGTATTGTAAATTATCCTAATTTAGTCAATGTAGCGACCAGTGCTACTAAATTATTGATACCAGAACTTGAGCGTGATGTATACATGAGTGATGCAGAATGGTACACACAGTTAGCTGACAATCCTAGATTCATGCAGAAGTTTGGCAAAGAATTCAAACCGATGACCATTGACGCTGAGAATAAATTGATGTTAATATGTAAATACTGGAAGGAAGTTCATCCAGATCTACAGGGATATCAACGATTAACAGATGTTTTGGTTAAAAAATTCTAAAAATATCACTTGCGGAATAAATAATAGTAGCGTATTATGTTTTATATGACTAATACGTTTAGGCATATTTTAAGACCAACTTAAGGAGAAATAACATGGCAACATCATTAGCAGAAATCCGTGCAAAATTACAAGCACAAGAAACACGCAGTTCGGGTAGTAATTCATCACAAGGTGGCGACAACGCTATCTATGCACACTGGAACATCGCAGAAGGGCAAAATGCTCGAATCAGATTCCTTCCAGACGCAAATCCAAAAAATACATTCTTCTGGGTAGAAAGAGCAATGATCAATTTACCATTTGCTGGCATTAAAGGTCAAGCAGATAGTAAACAAGTTACTGTTCAAGTACCATGCGTTGAGATGTGGGGTGAAGCATGCCCAATCTTAGCAGAAGTACGTGCTTGGTTCAAAGATCCAAGTTTAGAAGATATGGGTCGTAAATATTGGAAGAAAAGATCATACTTGTTCCAAGGTTTTGTGCGTGAGAATCCTTTGAAAGACGATGTTACACCTGCAAACCCAATTCGTAGATTCATTATCAGTCCACAGATTTTCAATCTAGTAAAAGCAGCCTTGCTTGATCCAGAACTAGAAAATCTACCAACAGACTACCAAGGTGGTTTAGACTTTACAGTTACTAAAACATCAAAAGGTGGTTATGCTGACTACAGCACTAGTAAATGGTCACGCAAAGAATCTGCACTAACAGCAGAAGAAGCTGGCGCGATTGAACAGTTTGGTTTATATAACTTAGCAGACTTTTTACCTAAGAAACCAACAGATGTTGAACTAAAAGTAATCAAAGAAATGTTTGAAGCTTCAGTAAATGGTGAAGCATATGACGCTGATCGTTGGGGCAATTACTATAAACCAAGAGGTGTTACAGTAGTTACAGCTAATGCTTCAACTGACAGTGCATCAGCAGCTTCAGCTGAACCAGCAGTTCACGAAGATGACGGTACATTAGATACACCAGTATCAACCCCAGCACCAGTTGCAGAGGCTGCACCAGCGGCTCCTACAGCACCAGTTG